AGCAGAATGATTAATCCTATTGCAAGTCTAGGGCCTGCATTATTAGGATTAGGACGCGGTGCAGGAGATGCACAAAAAGCATTTTTTGAATTAGTACAAGTTGGAAACGAAAATAGAAAACAATTTGCTAATATAGGCGTATTCCAAGAAGAGATGATGAAGTATCAGGGCAACTACGTTGCTGCCCAAGATGCTGCTGGCATCAGTCTAAGAATGCATAATGCAAATATGAGCAAATTGCAGGCTGCAAGTTTAGAATATATTAAAAATTTATATGAGTTATCAGCATTAACGGGAGAAGAAGTCAGCACTATTGAAAAACGTATGAGGGCTGCTAGAGAAGATCCTATCATACAATTAAGAAACTTAATGCAACAAGAAGAAATTAACGCATTAAGACAGCAGGCTGAACAGAAAGATAAAGAAGGCACTCCTGAATCAGCAAGAGAAGCTGAACAATTACGTAGAGAAGCACAAAGATTAGAAGATGAATTAAAATTCAGAAATGCTGTCGTTGATCAGTTGTCCGTTCTACCTGCCGGATTACAAAAAGGTGTCAAAGAATTATTAACTACAGGTGTATTGGGCAAAGACAACTTGCAGATGTTCATGTCTGGTGCGGCTCAAGTAATACCAGAATTAGCAGAACAAGCAAGAAATGCTAGAGATAAAGAAACAGGTGCATTACTTGCACCTGAAGATCAAGCAAAAGTGTTTGCTGATCTACTTGCTAAAGAAATGTATGAACCGGGAGGTCGTTTAGGGCAATTAGCAACTACTGTAGGTCCTGCGGCATTATTAAATGAACAACTAAGAAATCAATTATTCCCGTCAGATGCGATGAAACAATATGCTCGTCAACCCGAAGATAGAGCTCAATTGCGTTCAGAAGCTGCCCAACAAATAGCGTCAGCAATGACAAGCGGTGCAGATAGCGCAAGTAAAATTGCATCATCATTACAAGAAGCAGCAGTAGCATTAGGACAAGCAACCGACAAATTACAAAACGTTGTAAATCCTTTTGTACAAGATTTTGATATTAATACTCAATCTCCTGTTGCGACAGAAGAAGCAAAAAGACAAGCAGCACCCACAACTGAGATTGATAATGCCAATAAAATTATAGGTACATTAGATAATATTGCAAAATCTGATCAGGCTGCTGTCAACTTCTTAGGTTCAATAGCTGATGATGTTGAAAAAATTCTTGGATTATTCGGAATAAATGTCAGCGAAGAAGCAAAAAGATTTAAAGAACTTGCACAAAATAATATTGTATCTCAACAAAATGTAAGCGACCCTCAAAAGTCTAGAGAATCAAGCACACCTGCAGCACCAGTTGGTAGTGAAATTTTACGTCGAGGGGAAAATACTGCTAGACCGGTAACGCCACCGGTAACACCACCTGCAGAAACACCTGTAACACCACTAGTCACTCCACCTGCAGAAACACCTGTAACACCACTAGTCACTCCACCTGCTGAAGCACCGGTAACACCACTAGTCACTCCACCTGCTGAAGCACCGGTAACACCACCTACTACTAATGTAGAGCAAGATAGAACTACTCAAACTGAAATCAATTTTCAACCTATCAATGTCCAAACAAATTTAGGTACAACATTAGAACTGAATGCATCTTTGGTCGGTAAAATTGCAGGATTTATCAGACAATCAAATAATAGAGCCCGTTCGTTACGACCAAAAGTTATGCTTGCATTAGATAGTGCAGGTACAAAAAACGTAAGCAAGTTAGATACAAAAACATTAGATACAATAATTGATAAGGTCGCTAACCAAGCAAGATTGTCTGTACCTCCAGGTTCAACTGCTGGAACTACAACACCCGAAGCACCAGTCATCACACCTGAATCAGAAACACAACCACAAGGACCTAATATAGCAGAATTAGTGAATTCTGGTAGATTACAAGCAGAAACTCCTGCAATGGTCGCAAGCAAGATTGCTACACCTACTTTAAGACAAGGTGCAGTACCAACATCACTCGCTAAATTAATTGATACAGGTGTTATTGATCCTAAATATTTGCGTGGCCCTCAAGAAATTCCAACAAACATCAGGACTAACGCTAGAGGAAGAAAATTTGCTGATGATGCAAATTCAAAAACTAGAGACACTCAAGGAGAAGGTTACGGTCTTGATCCAAAATTATTAGACGGTATTGTAAAACTACAACAGGCTGATTTCGGAGATTTAACTCTACAACATATAACTGCTTTAAATGATTATTATCACGCACTTAACTTTAATAACTCCTCACACAAAGATGGTCGTGCTGTTGATTTTACCTTAAACAAAGCACCTACACCTGAGCAATCAGCAAAGATAATTAACATCCTTAAGGGTATAGGGTTTGGTACTGTTAAAGATGAGTACAATTATCCTACTTCTTCAACAGAAGGAAAACATTTCCACGCTGAGATTCCTAAACAAGAACTACCTAGTTTAGATATGGGAGGTATTGTACGCGGACCTAAATCAGGTTTCCCTGCTATGCTTCACGGTAATGAAATGGTGATTCCACTATCACCTGATAGTTTATTAGCAGAATTAGGAAAAAAGGGTTCAGATCAATTTGCTTCAGAAACTAAAACTGCTCAACAAGAGTCCGAAAATATCTCTGCTACAACTCTAAAAGATGATTTAATTAGAGCGAATGAGATGATCGCTAAAGTATTGACAAGTAAATTAGATGAAGTAATATTAAAACTTGATACGGGTAATCAAACTAGTCACAAGATATTGCGTCATAGTCAAGTTTAACTATAAATAAATTAGAAGTAAACCAATGTCATATAAAAAGAAATTTTTAAACAGATCAGGAATTAGTAGTCCGATATCCGGTGCTAACAGCAATACCGGTGCTTGGAATACCGATTCTGGTAACAATGGTCAAACAAGCAGTGGCAATTGGAATAATGATAATTTTGGATACCGAAATTACATGAGTAGACTTCCAGAAGTCTACACAGGTCATCCAAATCGCATAGAACGCTATAATCAATATGAAATGATGGACGTTGATGCTGAAATCAACGCATGTTTAGACATCATTTCAGAGTTTAGTACACAGAAAAACGAACAAAACAAAACTGCTTTTACATTGGATTTTAAAGAAGATCCTACACCGAATGAAATTAATATCCTTAAAGAGCAATTACAACAGTGGTGTAAACTAAACGAATTTGATCAAAGAATTTTTAAGATATTCCGTAACGTTATCAAGTACGGAGATCAAGTATTTGTACGCGACCCAGAAAACTTTAAGTTGTATTGGGTTGATATGGTTAAAGTTATCAAGGTTATCGTCAACGAAAGTGAAGGTAAACTTCCAGAACAGTACGTATTAAAAGATTTAAACATTAATCTTCAAAATTTATCAGTTGCACAAAAAACTAATACGGATTTCGCCGCTAATCCGGCAACAGGTTTAGGTGGTACAGGTGGTGGTACTAATACACCATATACTGTTCCTGCAATGCCATACAATACGTCAGGTAGCCGCTTTACATTGGGTCAGAGCGAATCGGCTATCGACGCGAAACACATTGTGCATCTTAGCCTGACTGAAGGCCTTGACAGATTTTGGCCTTTTGGACAAAGTATATTAGAAAATATCTTTAAAGTATACAAGCAGAAAGAATTGCTTGAAGATGCTGTGTTAATCTATCGTGTACAACGTGCACCAGAACGCAGACTCTTCAAGATTGACGTTGGTAACATGCCAAGTCACATGGCTATGGCTTATGTAGAACGTATTAAAAATGAGATTCATCAACGCAGAATACCTAGCGTATATGGTGGTGCATCTATAGTAGATGCTACATATAACCCACTTTCAATGAACGAAGATTACTTCTTCCCAGTCACCGCAGACGGTCGCGGATCATCAGTAGAAGTTATGCAAGGTGGGCAAAATCTAGGTGAAATTGATGACCTAAAATACTTCAACAACAGATTAGCACGTGGTTTACGTGTACCAAGCAGTTATCTACCAACTGGACCAGACGATAGTGATAGACCATTAAGTGATGGTCGTGTTGGTACAGCATTGATTCAAGAATATCGTTTCAATCAATATTGTGAACGACTACAGAATTATATCAGTAAAAAATTAGATGAAGAGTTTAAACTATTTTTACGTTGGCGCGGATTTAACATTGATAGCGGATTGTTTGAATTAACTTTCAATCCTCCGCAAAACTTTGCTGCATATCGTCAAAGCGAGTTAGACACAGCAAGAGTGACAACTTATCAGACAATGGAACAATTTTCATATATCTCTAAACGCTTTGCCCTAGAACGCTTCTTGGGCCTAACACAAGAAGAAATCAACAAGAATGAAAAATTGTGGCGTGAAGAAAATGGTAAAGAAAAACTTGATGAACCAGCAGGAACAGATTTACGTAGCATAGGCGTTAGCGTAAGTGATATTGAGTCTGATAAAGAAACAGGCGAAGAACTAGAGCAACAACAAGCACAGCAAGGACCAGAACAGCAACCTCCGGCAGGTCCAGTTAATGCAGCCGGTCCAAATGCAGCAATGGCTGGAGCACCGCAAGCAGGTCCTGCAGGTCCCGGTAGTCCACCGGCATAAGATAAATAATATCATGCATTTAATTGAAATGTTTAATCCCCCAGTACCGGGCTATCAAAATATCGCTGATGATAATAGCAAACCTGTATGGAGAACAAGCCGCAAGACCAAACTAACGCTTGAGCATATCAGAAAATTACGTAAAATGTTGGACGTTAGAAATTTTGAGAAAAAAGAATATCTTAAAAAAGTAAAAGAACAATACGGAATACCAGCCCAACCACAGCAACCAACTGGTTAATACACCAAAAACGCAAAAAAATCGCACTTATTGAACACTTTTTGTATGTAGACACTAAATAATTCTACAAAGCCATTATTATCCAGGAGAAATACAAATGGAAAACAAGAAATATGAACAGCTTATTGATCTTATTATCAATGAGCAAGAAGAAAAAGCCCGCGAATTATTCCACGAAATCGTAGTTGAGAAATCACGCGAAATCTATGAATCAATCATGGATGAAGAAATGATGGATGAAGGCGGTCAAATGCACGGTCAAGTCGCTGATTTGATGGACGAGATTGATGTTGAAGAAACAGGAATGAATGAAGAAGAAGCAGAAGATATTGATTTTGAAGCTTCAGAAGAAGAAGTAGAAGAACCAGCAGGCGACATTGATGCAGGAGAAGTTGCAGAAGTTAAGGACGAATTAGCAGATATCGTTGCACATCTTGAAGCCGTTCTAAAAGGCGAATCAGATGAAGAAGATATGGGCGACGAAGAAATGGTAGATAGCGAAGAGGAAGAAGTTGTTGCTGAAGCAGTACAACTACAAAAAGTATCTGTAACTCACGGTGATAACGGAGCATATACTAAGAGCCCCGCATTACATGAACCTAAAGTCAAAGCAAACGGCGTAAAGCCAGTAAAGTTTGATCAGGGCGGTGATGAATCAGTTCCAAATAGTCCAAAAGGTCCTTCTAACGAATACAGCAAGAAGGAAGGCGATTTACCAGGTGCAGGCAAATTCAAGAATGCACCAGGCGGTAAAGGCGCTAAGTTAGAAAATGCACCAAAACCAAAACATGGTGATGACGGTGCAAATGCCAAAAGCCCAGTGGCTAAAGGCTAATTAAGAGTAACTTGGAGACAAATGGCTTTGTATCTCAGGGAACACTTAACGTTTGATAGAGCAAACATGATCGTTGAATCCGTAAAGGAAGGCAACGATGAATTAAAGACCCTCTACATGAAGGGCATCTTTATTCAGGGTGGGGTAAAGAACGCAAATGAGCGTGTTTACCCCGTTTCTGAAATTGAAACTGCTGTCAATACGTTAAACACACAAATTCAAGAAGGTTATTCTGTATTAGGTGAAGTCGATCACCCAGATGACCTTAAGATTAATCTAGACCGTGTTAGCCATATGATCACAAACATGTGGATGGATGGCGCAAACGGTTTCGGCAAACTAAAGATTTTACCAACTCCAATGGGTCAATTAGTAAAGACTATGTTGGAGAGTGGTGTGAAACTAGGCGTTTCAAGTCGTGGATCAGGTAATGTAAGCGACATGGACGGCAAGGTAAGTGATTTTGAAATAATCACTGTTGATATCGTTGCACAACCAAGTGCACCTAACGCATATCCTAAAGCAATATATGAAAGCCTCATGAATATGAAGCATGGTCATAAAGTTTTAGAAATCGCTAGGGACGCAAGGGGCAACAAAAAGGTACAAAATTTCTTAGGTGAGGAAGTAAAGCGTCTCATCAAGGAATTGAAAATTAAATAATAGGGGATATGAGCATGTTAGATGCTATCAAACCATTACTAGAGAGTGGTCTAATCAACGAAGATGTCGGCAACGAACTTAATAAGTTGTGGGAATCTAAGTTGACTGAAGCCCGCGATCAAGTACGTGGTGAACTCAGAGAAGAGTTTGCACAACGTTACGAACATGATCGTAGTGTGATGGTAGAAGCCCTAGATAAGATGTTAACTGAAAATCTATCTCAAGAAATTAAAGAATTTCATGAGGAAAAGAAGCAATTAGCGGCAGATCGTGTTGCTACTAGAGTGGCTTTAGGTGAACACGCAACTAAATTTAATGACTTTATGGTAACAAAATTAGCAGAAGAAATTAAAGAATTGCGCAGTGATCGTAAAGCACAAATGGAAAATCAACAAAAGCTAGAAAAGTTTATTGTTCATGCTCTTGCTAATGAAATTAAAGAGTTTGCACAAGACAAGAAGGCTGTTGTTGAGGCACGTGTAAAACTAATTGCTGAAGGCCGTGAAAAACTTGAAGAACTTAAAGCAAAATTCATTGCTGAAAGTGCTAAAAAAGTCGGCAATGCAGTTACATCTCAATTGAAGGGTGAATTATCACAACTCAAAGAAGATATAAAACTAGCTCGTGAAAACAACTTTGGACGTAAATTGTTTGAAGCATTTGCTAGCGAATATTCAGTAACTTATCTAAACGATAAGGCTGAGGCTCGCAAGTTAATGTCAGCAATTAAATCAAAAGATGAAGCACTTGCTAAGGCAAAACAGATTGCTGAACAAGCAGTTCAAGTTGCCGAAATAAAGGATCGTGAAGCTCGCATCATTAAAGAATCAACTCAGCGTGAAAAGGCAATGGATGAACTCCTAGCCCCATTAAACAAAGAGAAGAAAGAAGTAATGAAGGCTTTACTAGAAAGTGTCCAAACACCAAAATTGCAGGATGCTTTCGCAAAATATTTACCAGCAGTTCTTAACACTGGAACAGTTAAAGCAGGCGCTAAAACTACTTTAACAGAAAGTGTTATCAAAGAAGTGACTGGTGATAAAGAAACTGCCAAAAAAGAAGTTGAGGAAGATAACGGACACGTTATTGATCTCAAGCGTCTGGCAGGGCTTAAGTAAGACATAATTAGGAGATAATTAAAATGTCAAAAGTACTCTTAGAAAGCCGTTGGGACGAGACCAAGGAAGCCCTACTAGAAGGCTTGAAAGGAACTCGCCGCTCAACAATGGGTGTTATTTTAGAGAACACCAAGAAACAGTTGCTTGCTGAATCTTCAGCCGGTACTACAACTGCAGGTAACATCGCAACTCTTAACCGCGTAATTCTACCGGTTATTCGTCGTGTTATGCCAACTGTTATCGCTAACGAACTAGTCGGCGTTCAGCCAATGACTGGTCCAGTTGGTCAGATCCACACATTGCGTGTGCGTTACGCTCAGTCATTGACTGACAACTCAGCAGCACAGACATCTGTAACTGCTGGTGAAGAAGCATTGAGCCCATTCAAAATTGCTCAGGCTTACTCACGTTCACCACAAAATGCAACATCATCAAGTTACTACACAGGTAATGATACTGCGGCATTAGAAGGTAACGGCGGTAAGCAGATCAGCGTACAAATCTTACGTCAGGCTGTTGAAGCCAAATCACGTAAGTTGCAAGCACGTTGGACATTTGAAGCAGCACAAGATGCACAGTCACAACACGGTATTGACGTTGAAGCAGAAATCATGGCAGCACTTGCTCAAGAAATCACTGCTGAAATCGATCAAGAAATCTTGTTGTCACTAGCAACTCTTGC